TTCGTTAACGCCGATAATAGCCTTAAACTTGGCCACGATCTTGTCGTTAGCTTCCTTCACGGTTAGGCCGCCTTCTAGTTCGTTACCATTGGCAACGTCTAGCATGAGCTGATTAAAAGCAACTAGCTTTGCTTCTTCATTTTCAAATACTTCACGAACAATAGAGTTAAATTTCATTAGATTCAGCATAATGTTTGTCCTCCTTTCTCAAACTTATAGAGCAACGACCTGGATCTTGTACATGGTCATGTTGCTACGATAGATCTTGGTTAGCACCTGAGCGCAGAATTCGCCTTCGGTCTTAGCGTCGCCAACAACATACTGCTTGGCAGCGGCGTCAAAGGTGACATACTGCTTTTCAGCGGGAGCAACGTCGAAAGCGGCTTCAGATAGGGTAATGCGATCACCGATTCTTAGGGTGTAAGCGCGCACTCTGTCGCCCTCAGCATTATAGAATCTGTCTTCGGTGTTATAGCCTCTGAGTTCGGTCATGGGTAGAAGAGGAGGATTGAGTAGTAGGAGAGGTTCGTCGCCAGCGGCGTACTCCTTCATGTTCCAAACTTCATCTTCATATTCTTCGGCAGCATATTCGGCTCTAGCAACTAGAAGACCGTTGTCCATGTCTTTGTCAATAGCGATGCTATAGATGTGGCCGCCACCAAAGTTGGTAGACAAAATATTAGTAGATTCACATACAATGTGATTAGCATTGATAATATCCTGTGCCATAGTGTTTCATCCTTTCATAATTATAAATTGAATTTAATATAACAAAAACGCCTATTGCTAGTCGTTTAAGTCTTAAAATAATTAATTTTGTATTGTTTGCAATTATTCATCAAACAATCCAGCATAAGCCTGCTTCTTTGGATCTGGCTTAGAACTAAAATTAACACCAACAGAACTCTTCTTCTTTGGCTGCTTAGATTCGAAGTTAAACTTCTTTTTCATAGAAGCAGCAAATAGAAGGTCGGCTTTCACCTTAAGTTCTTCAACAGAGTATTTATCCATTTCAGCAATTAGAACTTTGAATTCATCAGAATCTTTGATATCAGCATACTCTGCACTGTTCAGAACAGATTCTTTTTCGGCCTTTAACACAGATGCGTCATAATTTTCCTTAAATGCCTTCAGTTCTGCATAACTAGTTTTCAGTGCATCCAGGGCATCTTTTTCATCCTTAGACAGCCACTCGTTAAATACCTCAACGGGCTCACCATCTAAAGCAAGATTATCGCCATCCTTAGAATAACCTTGTCTAAAGAACTTATATTCTTCATAGTCTTCATAAATAAATTTATTATCATACACTTCAATAATCCACGAAGAATAATAACCGTTTTCAGAACGTACCGCTAAAAGCTCGTATAAGCCCATGCGAATGTCATCGTGGCTCAGTTCAAACTTAATTTCAAAATTTTCAGGTTCAACAGCTTCCGTCTCTTCTGATTCTTCCACGACCACAGCTTCATCACCATCTTCAGAAGTAGAAGCTTCTTCAGTCTCAGTTTCCTCTGCAACCTCGGTTTCTTCAACTTCATTATTTTCAATAACCACTTCTTCTTCGCTATTTTCAATAACGGTCTCTTCAACTTCGGTCTCAACTACTTCCTCCACGACTTCGTTTTCAAAGTTGTCCATCTTTTCGTCTCCTCCTTCCTCTGAATTTGATTTATTGAAACTTGATAAAGTCATATCTAACTTTTCAAGTGTTTCAATCAACTTATCTTGATATGTAAATACAGGTTCTTTGTGGCAGAAATCTTCAATATCTCCTCTTGCACCAAGCATGCCTTCACCAATTTCATTTCCGTCTTCATCAGATCCAAGCAACGTAGTGCCGCCAAAATAAAAATCAATTAAATCAAGATATTTTTCTTTAGCATTATAAGAGAGCTCATTAATTACGAGTTCTGTACTAACCTTAGTTCCATTCTTTCTGCGAATAATATCAGCGGTTTCAGTATATTCTTCAGGGATAACCGCATACGCCATAACATATGTCTTATCCATTTCTTCGTCATATTCAAGCCATGGATCATCAGCTGTAAAACAACCAACTTGTTTCTCTAGATAAACGACCTTGGTTTCGCCATTCTCATCTTCAACAAACTCCATATTGTGAGAATAGAAGTCTTTGGTACCATCTGGCAATTCGTGAATGTATGCAAGAATTGGACGATATTTCAACGTCGGCATGGCCTTTTCCATATTCTCCTTAGAAATATGGGAGCCGTTACGATTCGTATCAATATGACAATTCTTCAATTTAAGTTTTAGCATTCCAATCATATCATCATCTTTTTCCTTGGCAAAAAGACCGTTCGTCGTAACAACAATAGGAGTGCCAGACTCCTTAGAACTAAAATTAAAAGATTTATTCTGCTCGACAAAAAACTTATATAAACTATCAAGTGTCATAATTTTCTTAGCCATATTCATCCTCCTTTCTTTTAGATTCAGGAATACGTCCGTATATTAGAAAACTAGCTTGTCAGTATAAACTAGCTTTTTAATATCAATTTCTTCAAAATTAAAATTTATATTACCTGTATTTGCAAGGGTATATGTACCACAATTATCAGATAATAAACAAAAACCGTTTGCGACGAGTGTATCGCAAACGGACTTGTCCTGTGTCATTATGAATTTTTTGAATTGAGGCATTTATACTACCTCCTTAATTAATTTTGTATTGTTAAATTCGTCTAAATACATCCAGGATAATCTTTCACCGGTAACTGGATGTTTACCTGCATGATTACAATGTTTTTTATGTTTACAAACCTTAGATATATTTGTAACAGATATACCATATTTTTGTGATGCATCAGAAATTGATTCAAAAATCTCATCTGTGGTTGTACATATAATTTTCTTTGCAGAATCTACAAACTTATTAACTGGATGATAATCACACATATTTAATTCAGATGCTATTTTCAGCCATTTCCACACAGTCGTCATTGACACATGTAATCTTTGTGAGATTTCCGTATTAGAAAGTCCAATATTATATAAATCTGCTGTACGCCTTACCATAGACGAAGAAGCGCACAATAAACATGTTTTCCAATTTACAACCGACAAATCAAAAATTTCACCAAGTATTGAACCTATGATATTTTTAGAGATATAGCTCACGTCTGATACTGCACTATTAATCACTATATAATGAGTTACATTATTTTTTATAGCATAACTGAACTTTTCTTGATCTGTACGCCGAATTTCTTCCAAAGATCGTTTATCGTTCCAGCCTTCATAATGTTGTCTACCATGCATCTCAATAATGATATTATGTTCTTTGAGAAAAAAGTCGTATCTATAGTCTGCATCACCAATAGAATATTCACATTCAAAATCTAACAGCAACTGTTCTAATACACTAAACATAAATTTGTTTGCAAAACTAATGCCGTCGGAACAGCGCTTGCACGATAAACCACATTGAATTACATTATGAATAGTGTGCTGCGACACATATCCACAATCTGGACATGTAAAATCTAATTTTTTAACACTTCCCCTTGTATGTGTATATCCATCATTTGGGTCTGTTAGTAATTTGGCAATTTCAGGATGTGTTGTCCAAATATCGTTAAATCCGACCAAAACGCGCTGCCCAGCACAATATGGACATCCATATCCACTTAAGGCATTTGACGCAAGCGCACTCCAACTGTGACCTTTATCACAATAAAAATTCATATATTGCCTGTAGCCACCGTAGACATCATCTGTTTTTACAAATGGATTATTTTGATGTAACTTGATTCTAAATTCTTCATCACTCAACAATTTGCTCATATATCGTGCCCCCTTATAAGCATAAAATATAAAAGCGGTAAGAAGAATATAAGGGGCTTCTTCAACTCGGCGTCCCAAGCTGTCCCGCTTTTATACCTATATTATACCACATTAATTTTGTATTGTCAAGTAGTTATTTGTCATTTTTATTTCCATCTTTTGTTCTTTCGCCTTCATCGGATAGTGGCCCATCTGATTCGGGCCTTCCTTCTGAACCGTCTCCATTTTCATTTAGTCCACTCTGAATATTACTCGAAACTAATGGTTTGTTCCATGACGTAATCGTTAATCCAAGTGCGTTCTCCATAAATGACATACCACGTTCTTTGACTGGATTTGCATTAAGTAAGGCAGCAAGTTCCAATTTAACTGGTAGCCCATATTGTGCTGCTTTTAACAGCTGATCTATACGATCACTAACAAAATATGGTGACGTATTATCAAACTCAACAACCATACCGGTTTCACCAAGATGATTCAGAATCCACAGGTTAATCCATGCATTTATTTGTTCAATTGGCGCGACGGCATCCATACAGTCAAATTGTAGAGCTAATTTGAAGCTTGCACTATTAGTAATCTTATTATGGTTTAAAACAATACCACCATTAGCATCGATAATATTTTCATAAGCCTCAGAAATAATATTAACGTCATTAGCGTTATTGCTATTGAAATCAATGGTATCAAGATCCATAGGAGACATCGCTAGTGCAATATTTTCCGGTAAAGCAGCTTGTAATTTTTTGAAAAATTCATTAGCCAAATTGAGGTCAATTTCAAAATCGTCAACGTCTTTACTTCCAGAAATTGTGTCTATTTTTGCCCAAATCAACTTATAGGCTTCAAGTTCATCTTTTAAATCCTGTACGGCCTGTAGGTCAGCCAAGTTAATAATGCTATCAAATAGCCCAGACAGTGGTGGGATAGGAAAATCTAAATTGTCTATATTAATTTTCAGACAAAATGTGTTTTCAATAGGTAGCTCCTGCCATCTCAAACTACTGTCATTGGAATATTTGTTATACATCTTCTTAAAAATGGGATCATATACATCTAAATAGTAAGCGTTCGTACTAGAGTCGAAAAAGCTAAAATCAAACGCAAAATTCAAAACGCCCCTATAATACTGTTGACTTGAAATCTTACAATAATCAGGATCTAATAAATGAATAAAAAATGTGCCGTCATTTTCTGGATCTCCATAACAAAATCCATATACAACATCATTTTTCCATGCTTGAATCATACACTTCAAAATCTGGCTCTTCATATCCATATTACGGACATATTTAGTCACATTGTCATAATTCTGTAATATACTCTCCGCATCTGGCTCTTCTGTCAGTAGAACATCGGGATAAACCGTCCACGATTTTAACTGCATTTGATATGCTTTAAAGTTTACCAATCTCCTATACACGTGTGAAACTGTATATAAATAATTGCTTAATTTTCTTAAATTTTTCTGGTTAGTCTCTGAAGCCGGGTTCCTCAAATAAGTACGCAAACTTTCTCTGGAATAAGTGGTATAAGATACACTCTTACTTTGAGTTAAGTCAATAAGTCCCAGAACATCTTTGACGGCGGCGAATGCGGCACGCTGTTTTTCCTCACGACTTAGAGCTTCGATTCTTTCTTTTTCGGTTAATTCCTTTGCCACAAAATTCACCGCCTTTCTTATCCGAATAATTTCTTTAATGGTTTGCCACGATTAACTTGTAATTTTGATAATATATCCTTTGCGTCTGGCTTCTTACGAGCGCGGATATTCTCCAGTCGCTTTTCAGACAGCCACCACGCACAAAGCGCAGCGCAATAACTGCGGTCATCGTGTAATTTATTTGCCTTTTCCGGCGTAAGCTCAAATGAGTCTTTACCAGAATCTCTTTTTTTACGGACCATATTAACCATTTCTTCTTTCATTGCATCGATATTAGCTAATGCAATTTCTTGGAACTGGTCAAGCTTTACGACTTTTGTCTTAACACAAGAAGCTTGGGATAATTCTTCTTCTAATTTTTTTGCAAACTCATCACCGGTCAAACCTTGAGTTTTAAGTTCTTCACTAATGCGCTTCTTTTCTTTTTCAAGTTTCTTTTCATCGGCTTCGAATACAGTTAAATAACCTTTGTTATCGTAATCAGTAGTAAAACTAATTACATCAATATCAAGCATCTCAATA